CTTGGTGGTCGTATCCTCTGCCGATCGCGTAAGCGCGTCAATATTGCGTAATGTAGCCAAACGTTAACCTCCTTTCTCCTGAGCCCCCATCATCCATTCCTGAAATAGGGTTGGCGTGAATATCAGCTCATTGCCTGCTGCTTTCACCGGTTGAGCCTGTTCGGTCCGGTATTCAAGCACCATATCGCGTAATACGCTGTTAAGCAGCTCCACCGTCTCCGGCTTGAGCTTGGGCGTGTTCAGGAGGCTGGCGAACTCCTTGATCTCGTTCATCATGGAGTCACCTTCTCCGTTGCGCGGCAAGCTACCAGCACAACCGGCAGGCTGTTGCTGAATATCGGCTCCGGGAAGTAGACAGCGCCCATGGTAGCCTGCGTACCGTCGTCGGGCATATCGTCATCCTCGTAAGATTGGTAGTACACAAACTCGATGTCGTAGTCCCTCGGCTTGTCCCCGGTATGCTTTATCTTTCGAGTGATACCCGCGCGCAGGCGGCTTTCCACCTCATCCTTGAACGCCAGCGACTTCGGGTCATCCGCATCGACGATGCCCGCATATTTCGTGAAGGTTGCAACCTCCTTTACCATTCGTTGTATGCCTCCTCGTCTTGATCCGGCTCGTTAAACGGGAATGGCCGGTTCTTGCGTTCTATTTCAACCTCCTGCAGCTTGAACGTCTGCTGGGAGCGGATTTCGTTTGCGATCATATCGCTGATCAGCACGTCATCATGCTTGCCTGACTCTGCGTCCGGTCTGCCGTTCTTGTCATACACGAAAGTCAGACACTCACCCAGGAAGGTGAGATCAGCAAATAGGTCTATATTGTTCTCGACCAGGTCAATTTCCTTATCGATGATGAGAGGGCGCGTATTGCCATCCGTCTTCCATCCGTATTTCTGAACGGTAGCTTTCGCCATCGTGTCGTATTGCTGGCGCACATATTGCTTCGGATACCGCAGACGCTGCAACTCCTCGATCGGCGCCGTATTGAAGTTGATCTCAATGCCGATCAACGCCCCGTTGAAGTAGCGGCCTAGGCAGTACACTTGCCAAGTATACGGCTTACTGTTGGTCACCTGCATGTGCAGCGTCGCACAGCGCTTGCCGGATATGTTGTTGATCACAGTAGCAGCGTACTTGTCCTTGCCTTCGCCTTTGGTGTCCCCGCCGATAACATAGGGATAACGGTCCTGCCGGTCCTCGTAGATCGTGATGGGACCGTTCTTGTCCTCGACCCATTTAATCGAGTCGTCCAGGATCTTGTCCTTGGTCTCGGGATCCTGCCACTTGAAGCGGAAGCTTCCACGTCGCGGGGGCTGGGCAGCGTACTGGAGTTTTAATACCTCCATCCGCATGACAAGCTTCTCCTGGTCGAACACGCAAAGTCCGGAAGCAAGGAATGCTTCGAGTGCACTGCATGGGTACTCCTGCTTGATCAGGTCCTTATTGATGTATCCGGCATACTTGACGCAATACCAATAGACCTGATCCATATCGAGCTTGATATCGTCCGTCAGCCAGCGGCAACGGTCCCAGATCCAGCCTTTCGCACTCGCCAGATGCTCTCTGTACCAAGCTTCGCGCTCATCACTCTCGAAGCCCATGCGGTACTCAGATGTCCGCCACCACTCATAAAAGCAATTCTCCCAGCTGCCAGCGTCCCATAGCTCTTTATACTCGTTGTAGCCGTTGGCAGTAGACTCGTATATCTGTATGGCGCCCTTGGTCAACGCCTCGCCGATCCCGGCTTGTGTGCCGGATATGCCGTCCCGCCAGAACGCTGCCTCGCTTCCGTGGAAGAAGACGATGGTGCGGGAACGTCCCATGTTTTTAGATGCCGTCTTGACCTCCCAGGAGCTGTTCAGCTTCTCGAACAGCAGCTGTCTACGGTTGTTGTACTTCTCCGTCGGTTTGACTGCATCCGGCAGTAAGGTATAGGTCAGCTTCGCCTTGCTCTCAAAGATGGCTGCTGTATTCCCTTCTTCATCCGCTGCGGTAAAGCCCTCGAAGTTCTTGCGCGTGATGGTACAAGCCAGCTGGTACGCCGTGATGAACGACGTGAAGCCCTGCTGCCGGCCTTTCAGGATCAGGAACTTAAGGGATAGCCGCTTGCCTGCTCGGTAATCACGGACGGCCTGGTTGAGCCGGTCTACGAAGTCATGCTGCACGTCGTTGAGGAAGAACGGGACGGTCTGCTTATCCTTATCGACAATAACAAAGCACATCTCAATCAAGCGTTCCGGGTAGTCCGAAACCTCTTGTCGGATGTGCTCATGGTCAAGAATGTATTGTGCAGCAGCTTCCCGGTATTCCCGGTCCTGCTGGATATCCTGGTGCTGCTGCCATAGCTCCTTACGGCGGTCAATGATGCGCTGACAGGTTATTAAACCCGTTGTGGCCATGACCATTGTCCGCCTTGGTCGCCTTGCTTCACACTGAGATTGAAGAACTGGCCGGTGGGATTCAGCACGCACAGGTGAACGGTCTGATCATCCACGATGCCGGTAATGATCGCCGCCCGGGGCTCCGGCTTATATTCGCCGTTTGGCGTTCCGTATGACATGTAATGCACGATTCTTCCGATCGATGGTTTCATGTGATTATCCCCTTTCGGACATATGTACAAAATATATTGTATTGTGCATATGTCTATCTGTTGTGGTTTTTGATAACGCGATTGCTATATGTTGTATGCCTTGTATGCTTATTCAAAATCCTGCATATTCGGATGTTTTTATGCACAAAAGCTTTGCATATATGCAGGTTTTACAGCAGATCTTCGAGCTTTTTGGTGATTGTCAATCCACCTTTAAGCGTGAGATTGTCATTGAACATACCGAGGTGCCGTCCAATCTTCTCAAGGGAACCGCCGGACTCTGTGATTGTCTGGCTCACCTCTGACACGCAAGCAGACTGATCCTGCGTAAGCTGCTCCGAATCCACCAGCGCCACACCTCGATTATTCCAGGTCGTGAACGTTCGCATGTCGCTGAAGCCGATCTTCGCCAGCTCTTGCAGCACCATGTCCTGTGTAATCTCAGTACGCTGCTCGCGCTTCTTCATGCGATCCTGAATGTACTCTTGAACGTTAGCTTTCGTTAGCAGCCTGGACGCATTCACTTTAGCCGCATCACCTTTAGCCTTGTAGCCTGCACGACCGTAGGCTGCTGTCGCGTTGAGATCGGTTAGATACTCGTCTGCAAACCTCTTATGCTTCTCTGTTAATCGCATTACATCATCACCCACCCCCGGATATTGACGACATCCCTAAAATTTGGTAATCTATTCCTAAGCCGTTGTGGGAAGGCATCCCCGCGGCCTATTTTATTTGTAAATCGATTCGGTCATTGTGATACCTCGCCCATCGAAGCGCGCTCGGAATATCGATATGCGTTCGGCCGTAACACGTGATATAAATCATTACGCTCTCCACGATCTCGAATACCCACCAGACACCATCCAACAGAATATACTCACGCTTGTGATGCACCGGACCCGTAATCTGCTCGGTGAGAAGCTGCTGCAGCTCATCTTTATCAATGGCCGCTACACGGCTGCAGTACTGCTGATGCCCGTGTTCGGTTACCCGGACCGTATAACTCTCAAATGACATAGCCCCTTTCCTCCTGGGCATACAAAAAGGCCGCCCGCGATGGACGACCTCTATCGTGTATGCATATTTCTACAAACCCATCATATCACGGATTTGCAACTTTTTTCTGCCTTCTTTCTGCCTTTTTGATCCGGCTGCTGACTTTCATAATCCAGTTATATGAATACCCCAGCTCATCAGCAATCCGGCTTAACGGTAACCCCCGAATATCTCTCAAGTAAGCCACCTGATACTCGATCCCTTGAAAATCGCTTATGTTATCTTCGATCCGCTGCCGGACCAGTCGCTTCTGCGCCAGGCGCTCGGACACTTCCAGAATCTTCGCCGTCACCACATCGTATTGATCCAACGCTTTATCCAGCGGCACGTGGACGGGTAATGGCGTAGACGGCAGCTGCCCGGTGAAGCAAAGCTTCCGTGCCTCTTTGAGCTCGGCTTCCAGATCGTCCAGCCGCAGCTCGTAGATTTCAATTTCTTTCGTAATGTCATGATATAAGTTCACAAAGTTCATGTTGTCAGCTCCTTATTTTATCGATTCGCGCTTTAACGGCATTCATCAACGCATCCTGTCCAGCTGCCTTACGCTCCAGTGCCGCCACGGCGTCCTCGTCCATTGTGCCCTCGGCCACCAGTCGCATAACGACAATACGCCGTGTTTGGCCCTGTCGGTGGACCCTGGCATTTGCCTGTTGTTCGTATTCCAAGCTCCAAATCTGGTCGAACCATGCAACCGTTTGGCAGCTTGAATACTGCATATTCAGCCCATGCCCTGCGCTTTGGGGGTGTAACACCATAAGCGGGATCTCATCGTTATTCCACGCATCGATATCTTCCGTGCTCGTTTTCTTACCTAATATTTTTGCTTGCGGGAATCGCTCTTGGATCCGCGCAAGTGAATGCTTGTAATTATAAAAAACCATGACCGGCTTACCCTGTGCCGCCTCTATGATATCTTCCAACGCATCCAGCTTGGCGTCATGGATCAGCTTAACGCCACGATCCTCGTCGTAGACGGCTCCGGATGCCATTTGCAGCAGCTTGTTGGACAGGACCGCGGCGGTCGTGGCAACAACGTCGGAATCGACATACTCCAGTAGCAGTTCTTTCTCCAGCTTCTTGTATAGTGCTTCGGCGGCAGCTGATAGCTTAACCGGGATTACGCGGTCTATCCGTTCGGGTAGCTCCAGCCAGTCCTCAGCCTTCATGCTGACGGCTATATCCCCGATGGCTTCGTAAATCCGCTGCTCGGCTTCTTTCTTCTCTTTCCAGTTGTAAACGACGTGACCGTCACGCTGTCCAGGTGTAAAATATCGGTCCCGATAAGCAGTGATGGTCTTGCCCAGACGCTCGCCTTGGTCAAGTAGATATATCGGGGCCCACAAATCCATTAAGCTGTTCGGGGCCGGCGTACCAGTTAAGCCGACAAACCGTTTGATGAATGGCCGGACCCGTCGCAGCGCCTTGAATCGTTGGGACCCGGGATTTTTAAAGCTGGACAGCTCGTCGGCTACAACCGTATCAAACGGCCACTTGCTGCCGTACTCGGCCACCAGCCATACGACGTTTTCCCGGTTAATCACCCAAATGTCCGCGTCAGCTTTCAACGCCTTCCGCCTGGCAGCAGCGCTGCCCAGAACTTTCGATATCCGGAGATGTTTGAGATGGTCCCACTTCTGTATTTCACGGGGCCAAGTGTCTTCCGCCACGCGAAGCGGGGCGATTACCAACACCCGGCCAGCATCAAAGTAGTCGTTCAGCAGCCGGTCAACTGCGGTCAATGTGCTCACCGTTTTGCTAACCTAAGCCCATCTCCAGCAGCAACGCGATATAATTCGTGTCCAATATCCGTTGTTCCGCATAAGCTTGATATTGATGTGGGATGAACTTCATTTCGGCATCACCTCCCGAATGAAGAGCTCTATGTCTGCCACCGAATCAATCTTAAGGTGACGGTGCCCCATACCAACAAGAGTCTTCGCCCATTTCCGCTGCAAAGGCTCCAACGGCTTACCGGGTGCTTTCATCTCGACATATATCGTCTGGCCATTCGGCAGGATGACGAGCCGATCAGGCACACCTGCATTTCCAGGCGATACCCATTTTGGGGCTTTGCCTCCGATCCGTTCGACTTCGCGCACCAGGCGACGCTCCAGTGTGGACTCTCTCATGTTGCATATCCTCCCTGTTCAGATGATTCACGCATACGCGTATTCCTGCCTAAATCACGTTTAGCATAGGGGCGCATAGGAATTACCCTTAATACTCATTTCCCTATTTCCTATGCTCTACTACTTTTATTCTTAATAGGAAATTTACTGCATCATCTGCATCAATAGCTGTCAAACCCTTGATACTTCTGAGTTTTCGGTGATGCAGCAGGCGCATTTTTATCTGCATCCTTACTGCATCATCTGATTCAGGGGGTGATGCAGATGATGCAGTAAGATTTTTCATCTGCATCACGTTTTTAATCGATCAAAAGCGGTTTGTTGCCCCCACCCTGAGACACGAACGCGGCCCTTTACTTCACGCCAGCCTGGTATGCGCCGAAGAATGTTGACAATCTCCCTAGCCTCCCACGGTCGGATGGATCCGGCTTTATTATGGAGGCATTCGGTCCACACTTGGGAAGCACACACGCGGTTACGTAACCCGTCGCCGTCGCTCTCTTCCCCCCATTCATCCTCAATCGGGGTCTCCAGCCACTCTTGAATGAGCCCTATACGGGGGTCGTCCTCCATATGCAAACCCTGGATACGCGCTGCTTCTTTGTCCACATCGGGAGATAAAGTAAGCTCCTCACCACTGCGGTATAAAGTTAAGACCTCAGCCCATATCTGGGATATCTCATAATCGGAAAGATCGGTAAACACACTTTTCGTACGTTTCTCTGGTTGCACGACAACGGGCCAGAATCGCCGATTTCCTGTCGGGTCTTTCAAGAAGTCCATGTTATTCGTCGTCCCGAAGAAGACGCATTTACGCGGAAAATCCGTAATCACCCGGTCATACGCTACCCGGTACTTGTCTGCCCGTTTGGTAATGAACTGCTTGATCTCATCCACTTCGGTCTTGGTCATGCCCGCAAGCTCCCCGAACTCAAATATCCAGGCTGACTGTAGGTGCTCTCCTGCCTCTTTCGTGTCGAAGGTCTTAAGCGAATCACTGAACCAGCGCTGTGCCAGCATTTGAATGATCGTGCTTTTACCGGCTCCCTGCGGGCCCACCAACACAAGCATATAATCGAATTTGCATCCCGGCTCATAGAGTCTCTTCACCGCTGCAATCAACATTTTCCGGGTAACTTCTCGTACATAAGCAGAATCTTCCGCACCCAGATAATCGACAAATAGCCGGTCAACACGCTTCACGCCATCCCACACCTGAACCTCCAGGTATTCGATAATTGGATGAAACTTATTCGTATGGGCAACCTCCGTAAAAGCATTTTTAATCGTCACCCCTGATTTGATTTCATAGGTCTTACCGAACCAGTGCTCCAGCCGCCTGTCATCTGCACCGAGCCACGGCTCATAATCTTCGTGCAGACGCTCCCGCGCTCTCCATGGCAGCGGCTTCCGGACAACCTCCGTATTGCCGAAAGCGTCATAAGCCAGCACACCCGAAAAGGGACCGTGACTGAGGATGATCTCCGCGTTTTTAGCCGTAGGCAGGGGGAATCCGGTCTTTTCGCTTGTTTTCAGCAGGCTTACCCAGTCCGTCTGGGGATCCTCTCCGGAGTCCCCCTCGGCTTCTGTGTCTGCGAAATCCTCCGACAATTCGGCCAAGCGCTCACGCTTCACCTTTGAATCCTGCGTGGCGAATGCGATCATGGCCGTATGACTCGGCAGCTTGTCAATATTGGTCCGCTCGCTTGCCCGGTCATCCAGCTTACCGAATTTGTGCAGCCGGATCAGATCAAAGGCGTTGACCTCCCGGCCGCTACAGGGGTCGCTCTCGTGATGCGAATAAGCGAACGAGTCCTCATCATAAACCACCAGCCCGCCAAAACTGCTGGAGCCCACATGCGTAAACCGGGACAGGCTATCGTCTACCGACTCATAAACCCCGGGCAGAAAGGTATCAATCGCCTCACTGATGGAATAGCAGCGACAGAATGCACCCACAACCCCCCGTTTTGAACGGGGGTCTTCCATACGATGCGCGGTCTGCCGCTGTGCCTTGTCATCGGCATGCCGGGGCCACTGCAGTGGATCCCGCCAGTCGGCATATTGCCCCAGCACGCTATCTACGCCCAGAGCTTCACCCTCATAAGCCTCCAGCATCGGATCAGCATCCTTGCTGCAGCTGGGCAGATACATGAGCCGATGTACGTCGAACGTCGTCTTGTCGAAGTGCTCCAGCCCGATCTGCTCCGCCAGCTTGCGGCTGACGGCGGCGTACTCGTCCGGACTCATGGCGCGATCAGCGGGCACGATCAGCCGATACTTGGGCTTCTCTGGCCGGTGGCTGTGCGTCGAGTAAATCACATAAGCCGTACCACCTAAGACCAGCTCCACGGCGAACAGAAAGCCGTCGTTAGCATGGTCCACGTCCAACGTGATCAGGCTGCGGGTATCAACGTTCTCTTTCTTACGGCGCCCCCCGCGGACAAGGCCGCCAACAAAAGCCGGCCCGTCTTTGATCTTCCCACGTCCGATATTATGCAGCTTGTCATACTCCGCCATGGTCTCCGCCGTCCGGCGCACTTTCCGCAGCCGGGTGACGAACTCATCCCAGGTCAGATATTCCGGCTTCCAGTTCGTATCTGACCGACTCTTCCCGAACGAAATATCCAATTCAATATCATTCATAGGGTCACTTCCCTTAAGACTTATAAATATAGTGCTTGATTAACAGCTTATTTTGCTAGATAATTCCTTTAAAACCATATAAATGAGGGGTTCCCATGAATATGACTATCGGTATCACAAAATGGCTTGGGGGAGCAATTTTCTTGATCGGGGTAGCAAGAATTTTCAATTTTGGTTTTTCATCACTATTTTTAATAGGCTGCTCTCTTGGAGCATTGTTTTTTGTTATTGCTGATTTCTTGCATTTTTATTATAGAAAATCTAAAAAGGAAATATTAAAGATCGTTAAGGGTTGGCCGATCGCCCCCGCCGTATTTTCGATTGTGTTCCTGCCACAAATAACATCATTACAAAGTCAAGATCTCACCCAATGGTCTGACGCAGCAGCATTAATTGGTCTAGGTCTTACGGTACTACTCATTGGGCTTAAGACAGAGCGGAATACAGCAATATCTTTCCGAAAGTTACACCATACAAGATTAAAAGAACGAGCATTATATCGCAAAATTATTGATAGACAGAAGAAATTGCATGCTGAACTTAATCGCAATCTCGATGATAATAAATAATTGCATAAATGCGCTTTTATCGTCTCCTCCTTCTCGGCGGGCGCCGGAGAAGCAGGAACACCTCTCCGATCACCCGGCCGTTATCGTCGTGTATAATTTCATAGGGGATATCATTGAAATAGGGATCATCGTTCAATTAAATCGCCGCCTTTAACCCCTGTTCTACGTTCGGCAATTGGGATATATTGCTCTCCGATTTCGATAATAGTGCATTTCCGTCCATGGGTATTCGCTACTTTTAAGGTCGTTCCGGAACCACCGAATGGATCAATGACCTCGCCACCTTCCGGTGCTCCTGCTAGAATACATGGCTCAATCAACTTCTCAGGGAAGGTAGCAAAATGGGCTTCTGGGAATGGCTGAGTTCCCACTGTCCATACACTTCGTTTATTTCGCATGCCTGTATATTCAATCGGTTCCCGATCGGGTCTATGCTGTGAAGGCTGACCGGGGGGTGGTGATTCATTGACCTTCCTAGCGAAAGTATTTGCCTTTCGCCCTGTACGATGAATAGTCCCATGAGAACCGGCCTCCGTATCCCAACCAGTAGGAACCTTGAAGTTCCCTTTTACTTGTCGCCTTCCTCCATCTTGATTATCAAAGGTACGGTTATTCACATAAGAACCACCACGAAAGCCCTTTGCCCATTCGTTTTGAACACACGGTTCCTTGATACCCTCATGATCGTAGTAATAACGTTTTGATTTGGAAAGTAAAAACATGTATTCATGGGCCTTCGTTGTTCGATCCTGAACACTTTCGGGCATAGGGTTTGGTTTATGCCAAATGTTATCCATTCGCAGATACCAGCCATCTGCCTGAAGAGCGAAGGCAACGCGCCAGGGAATGCCAATCAGGTCCTTTGGCTTAAGTCCGAGTGGAGTATGAGGACGTTTTTTCGCACTTGCTTTTGCCCGCCTCGCGCTAACCCCACTAAAGTATCCTTTTGCATGGACGGGATCCCCCTGTGTTCCTGGCGCAGTAGAACAGTATGAATCCCCAAAATTTAACCAGAGTGTTCCATCATCACGCAGAACACGCCATACACCGCGGAAGACCAGCACCATATGGGCAACAAACATTTCAGGTGTCGGCTCCAGCCCGAGGCAACCACGCCACGGAGGAACGATGATCAAGGGTAAGCCCGGCATTGGCGCATAGGCTACCTCCGGCCAATCACTCGCCGGGATGCCATAATCCCGGAGTCCCCAATACGGCGGACTGGTTACACATGTTTGGAAGCGACAAGCCTCCAACTGCTGCAAGACCAATCGACAATCACCTTGTAAGATCATCCCATTTCACCCTCCCCATACCACCGGTCCAGCATCTCGACGAAAGTGACGGCCACTGCAGCCACCTGCACTGCCTCTGCCCGCACATTGGCATATCCGCCTTTCTCACGTTCTACCGGTCCATTGTTGAACACCGTTTCATTGATCGCCTGGCACAGCTCGCCAAACTCTTCGCCCAGGATCCCGACCCAGTACGGCAGATCGTGGTTCTGCTCGCCCCATTTGGCATCCTGGCGAGCCCGTTCAGCTATGACGCTCTGAAGCGCATCGGCCCTTGCTGTCAGCTCTTGAATTTTACTCATCCCTTCTCACCCCTACTTTGTCGAATTAAGAAAGCATCGCTTCAAATTGCAATTCTTCCATGCGGGCCTTCATCTTCTCCATTGCTTGCTCAAGCATCTCAAGTTCAGATGGAACAGCCTTTTTAACCGGAAAATGGATATCCTCACCTGTGAGAGTAACCAGCTCGGAACGCCTTAGCTTTTCCAGCTTAGCGATACGGACAGATTGCTTTTTAATAGCTTGTTCGAGAATGTTACGAATGGTTCTAGCGTTGCCGAACCCCGATTTGCTCCGTTCATAGCTGAGCCGAGTATTCAACCTACCCACAAACTCAGAAGACATCTTATACTCCCGTTCATTACAAACGAACTCAGCTATCTTGACTAGATCGGCGTTATCGTAGTCGGGAAAGTGGATGGTATTCGAAAAACGAGAACGAAGACCAGGATTAAAGTTAATAAACTCTTCCATATCTTCGGGGTAGCCGGCAGCGATAACAATGATCTCATCACGCAGGTCTTCCATTTTCTGAACAATTATTGCCATCACTTTGTCATCTCTTTTAAATGCCGTCTCGCTAATGAAAGAGTAGGCTTCATCAATGAAAAGGATTCCGCCACGGGCCTGTTCAAACTTCCCCTTCATTATTCGTTCGCTCTCCCCGACATGCGGATGAGCGATATCGTCGTAATGAACCTCAATAAACGGTGGCTTCTCATGGATGGACTTAAGCAGCCCCATCGCGGCAAATGCCTCGCCGATCAACCTGGCGGCGGTTGTCTTTCCTGTACCTGGATTTCCGGTAAAGACCATGTGATTTGAATGAGTGTCAGCTTTTAGCCCGTTGCGTTTCCGAACGTCTGATATTTTCGCGAGCTGCATCATCTGCTCCACTTGCTCTTTTACGGCTGTCATCCCTGGCAATGCCTGCAACCGTTCGAGCGCATTTGTTGCTTTTGTTGGAATCATATAATCAGTCCTTTTGATAGAAGTCACATTCAAAGCCGGCAGCCTTAAGCGGCAGCCCCGGCGCCCAGTCAATCGGCTGGCTCATTATCGCGGTTATCTCGTCAACGGATCCGCTGCCGATCGGCACGTCCAGCACCGCCTCATCATGCACATGCAGCGGGATGTTGTAGCCCTCTGCGTCCAATCGCAGCAGGCTCTCGGCCAGACAGTCCCGGGCAATCGCCTGCACCAGATTCTCGACCAGCGTCCCGCCCCACGTCCGCTGCGGCATCCACTTATTACGGTCATCCAAAGCACAGAAGGTTAGGCCGTCTTTGTTGAATTTAGCATCGTGCTTGATAGCCGCCTGCGGATAGGCCAGGCTGTGCCCGCTGGGCAAATCCGCAAACAGTGTGCCGCCTGCATACCGGTATTGCACCCCATGTGCCAGCTTGACGGTCGATTTGCACCTAACCGCCTCCATAGCGGCCTCTTCGGCTCGATACCAAAGCTTGCGTATATTCGGATTGGCATTGCGCCATTGCTTAACGATCGGATCATACTGATCAGGGTCAATCTTCTTCTTTTTGTCCATCTTTTCCAATGCCGCTACCCCGCCGCCGAACCCACACGCCAACTCGCCAATTTTACCAAGCGCTCTCAGATGATAGTTGGCCTGGCCCTCCGCAATGGAATCTATGGAGACATTGAACATACGGGCAGCTGTCGCCTCGTAGATTTTACCGTGACCGGTGAATACCTCTAGCTTCCAAAGCTCATCCGCGAGCCAAGAGATTACCCGGGCTTCAATGGCAGCGAAGTCGGATACGATAAAGCGTGACCCCTCTGATGGTATCAACGCTGTCCGCACCAACTGAGACAAGACGAACGGCGGAGAGCCGTACAACATCTCCAGGAGCTCAAAGTCACCGGAGCGCAACACGGACCGAGCTACGTCCAAATCGTCTATATGGTTTTGGGGTAGATTGTGCATTTGCACGATCCGGCCAGCCCATCGCCATGTACGGTTGGCCCCGCAAAACTGTAAAATCCCTCTCACTCGGTCATCTGGGCAAATCGTCCGTAACATGGCATCATATTTGCTGTTGCTGGTCTTCCCCATCTCTTGCCGCAGCTCCAGCATGCGCCTGCTCTCCTCGTCTGGCGCTGCATCCAGCAGTACCGGCATAAAATCCTTGCCCAAGCCGTCGGGCGTCTCCAGCCCTCTATCGGCAAGCCAGGCTTTCAGCTGAGGGAGGCTATTCGGGTTATCCAGCCCCGTCAGCTCCTTGGCTTCTGCTGTCAGCCTGGCGGTATATTGTTCTGCACAGGCAATTGCGGCTTTGATAAGTACCGGGTCCAGCCGGACTCCACCGTCATTAATCCGCTGATCCAGGGCCCACAGCTGCCATTCACGTTCTGGCACCGGGAAGCGCTCCAGCCGCTGGCGGACGGATCGTTCCACCACCACATCCTGCCGGCAGTACTCCACAAAATCCTCCCATTTCTCGGGATCATGATACGGATAGTTCCGCTCTCGTTGACCGTTGACCTTGGTCGGCTTGCATGGGACACTGAAATATTTGATCAGGTTCTTACCCTTTGTATCCTTCTGAGCGTCCAGCTTAAGGACATCAGCCACACCGCCCAGCGATCCGGGCAATCCAAGCGCCAAAGCATGCACAGCCGTGCAGCGCCACTGGAGAGGATCGCAGGCAACCCGGAAATGCCGGGCAATACAAGTCCGCTCGAAATTCGCATTAAAAGCAGTCTTGATGACTGCCGGATCCGCCATGTCATGAAGGATGAAATCCGGCAGCTCCTCGAAGTCGGTCAGATCGATTACAGTTACCGGCTCATCGTCATAGGCATATGCGAAAAGCAATATCTCAAAATCAGGAGATTCGACGTAGCGGTAAACCCCTGACTTGATCAGATCAACAGAAGAATAGGTTTCAATATCGATTTGTAAAACCGTCACAGCTGCGCCTCTTCCTCGGTGAGGTAACCGAATTCCACCAGAAGCTTTACTGGAGTCTCACCCATGATAGGCGCCATGGTTTTAATAAAATGAAAGGAATCCTGCTTTTTACCTGTCTCAACTTGGTGGATATGAGAGATTGAATACCCGGTCCGGATATGGATATCTTCCATGGTCAGTCCTGCTTGGTGCCTAAAGGCTCTCAATTTCTCGCCGAATGTCATTGGAAACCCCTCCCTTTAGATAGAACCATCTTTTGAATAGGGCATTAGAATTGACCTTGCTTCCTTTGCCGCATGTGCTGCAGCTAGTACATTATCAAAATAACCAATATGTCTTTTCTTCCCGTTTAACTGGACACAAGCTCGCCATTTCTTCTTACTCGAAATCCACGACACTCCTCGGATACCTGATGACATGTTGTTTTTATTGGCACCTTTTAGATTTTGCTGATTTTGTTGGCGCGTTAAAATTCGCAGATTTTGCCTGCAGTTATCTAAAGTGTTGTGGTCGATATGGTCGACCTCTGCATTATCAGGCGCTTCCAAAATCCAACGGTGTAAACGAACAGTCCGTCTTTCACCGCTAGGTAGTCGATATTTACCCTGACAGTAGAAGCTCCTTGTTCCTTCATCCCACTTCGCGCACCAACTATTCGGGAATCGTGCAACACACTGCAAGTCAGAAGTACTGATGGTTGTAACCAAAGGTTCACCACTGATACGATTTATTCGTATCAAAGTCAGATCACCTATGATTTCATAAGCATTTTTCATACGTCCGCTCCCCATTTATGAGATGAAGAAAGGGGACTCTTGCGAATCCCCTACAAAGTGAATTAGTTCAAAAAATCGTCCTCGTCGCCGTCCAGATCGTCGTCAAACTCCTCATTGGCGAAATCATCATTTAGATTGCTGCGGCCACCCAAGAAGTCACCGTCCTGAATCTTAACCACATTGTTAAGCCCAGCTGCCACGCCCCGATTGCCCTTTGCATCAAAGGGGTAGAAATTCAGGCTGACTTTGGCGAAGCATCCGGAGTAAACCTCCGTCGTGTCCGTAATCTCAGCAAACTTCGTTTTGCCGTCCGAACCTTTACCGATTGGCTTGGCAACACCCGGTTTGTTCTTGCTGGTCGCATTAAGGAAGTAATGACCGGCATATGCTTCGTCGTCCGGTCGCTCCTCGTCCCCATCCCGCAGCGGCGTCTTGCAATTCGCCGGAACCTTGCCGCCCCATTTGCTTTTGCCCAGCTCCTTGGAAGCATCCACAGCGGCTTTGATCTTGCGAAGCGTCTCCTTATCCGATTTAGGAATGAGAATGGCGGTGCTGTATTTCTCATCCCCGCCGTCAATGGATTGCGGCTCAAATACATGCGTATAAGAAAGACGAACCTTTCCCGTGATTACCTTTGTTGCTGAATTGTCGATTGCCATATTTATCAGTCCTCCATATCAATATTT